CTTAGTATTCTTGAACGTTTCATGATGGTTGGCTTTATAGGCAATGCTCTCGCGGTAGAGTTTGAATTGTTCTTTGTTGTCCTCGCTGTCGATGATGCGCATCAGGCGGCGATAGACGGGCTGTTTGAGTGTGGCCGCGCCTTTCACTGCCCAAGTGTCGGTAAACCGGATGATGCAGGCGATGACCTCGCGGTAGGGCTCCAGTCTGTTTGGGTCGGCGCGGCGGAAGGCATCGAGGATGTCGTCCATCTGACGGTCGCCCATCTTCGTGCGCAGCATCTCCTCGGCTTCCTCGACGGTAGTCTGGTAGCTGTTCCAGTCGATATAGGTGCCGTTGCGGTGGGTCTCGAAGAAGTAGGTGTATTCATCATAGAGGTGGTTGATGAAGTGGCTGGCCTGCTCCGTGGCTCCCCAGTTCTCGCTCCGCAGCCCGTTGAGTGTCATGGCCAGCGTCTTCCAGTACTGGGTGCGCAGCTGTCCCTCCAGGGCATCGACGCGCTGCTTGCTCGCTGGAGCAAGGTTGTCGTTGCTCACCACGCCGAAGCCGGTGGGGGTGAGCACCAAG